CATTTCGCGCCCGACCGAGAACATCTGCCGCCCCATCGGGCCGACGGCGGGGTCGTGGTTGTTCACGGAAAACCACTCGACGTCTTCGAGGAAGATCGCGTTCAGGAGCGCGTTGTTGACGAGGACCTGCGTGACGAAGTCGGCGTACTTCTGCGTAGGCACCGAGAGCATCTTCGTCGCCTGCTCGATGCGCGCGCTGATGCCCTGCGCGGTTTCCCCACTCTTACCCGCTTCGCCGCTCAGCACCTCGGGGGTGTTGCTCACGGTGTTGCCGAAGCGCACCAGCATCTCGATGAGCTGCAGGAACTGGGGGTTGGCCTGCCCGAAGTCGAGAGGGAGGATGTCCTTCGACAGGTCTGTCGCGCCCTGCACCGTGTGGATCTTGCCCGGCGCGATCTGGATCTTGTCGCCGCCCGCGAACTTCACCCCGCCCTTGGCGATGAAGTTCTTCAGGTTGCCGAGCGAGGCCTGGTCGATGAAGGCCGAGAGCGAGATGTTCGCCGCCTTGTTCTGCGCGGCGTGGATCATGCCCGTGCCGAGGCCGATGATGCCCTGGAGCGGCTCGATGTTCACGCCGTGGCTGAACATGCGGATCGGGACGCGCTCGGGTTCGAGCGGCATCGCCTCCGGGTTGCCCTGCATCCAGTCCGGCATCACCGGCTCGGGCGGCGGCGGGATCTCGGCGAGCGAGCGGCCCATGATGATGGCCTGCGCCGGGCCGTCGCCCTCGGCGGGCAAGGAGTGCGCGAGCGCGAGAGCCGCCTCTTGCGTCTGCTGCAGCTCCTGCTGGAAGGCCTGAATCTCCTGCAGCCCCTGCTGGTAGCGCTGCAGCTCCTGCATCTGGAACTCGTAGCGGCGCTTCTCGTAGGGGTCGACGCGCTCGTGGATCGACAGCGCCAGCACCGTCTGCGTCTGGAAGTCGATGATGACCTTGCAGTAGCGGTCCTTGTCCTCGTTCGGTTCGCCCTGCGCGTCCGTCGCCGACGAGGGCGGCAGGTTCATCCAGCCCTCGTATTGGATGATGCGGTATTGCCCCTTCTGGTAGGCAGACGAGTCGACGCCGATGCTCTTGTCGACCTGCTCGCGCAGCTCCTGCGTGATGGTCGCGTCGTCCCAGTCGGGCGGCAGATGCTTGAGCGTGGTGTCGAGATCTTCCCACGTGCCAGCCATCTTCCGGAGCTCGTGGCCGTCCATGTAGATGACTTTCGCCACCCACGAGACGTCCGAGAAGTCGGGCATGGTGGAGACGTGCGCGTTGGCGCACACGAACTCGTTCGCCGACAAGATCTCGTGCCTGTTGCACCGGTGCTGCGGGTCCCAGTAGCTGTGACAGACGACGTCGCCGAAGAGGTCGAACATCAGGAGGCCCCGGTGGCCGATCTGACGCTTGAAGTCCTTGATGCGCTTCCGGATCTGCCAGTTGCCGTGAAGCGAGAGCAGCTTTGCGGTCTTTTCGTCGTCGGGCCCGATGGGCGTCACGCCGAAGACGTTCGTCCAGTTGCCGAAGAGCTCGTAGGCCTGGCGCGTCGTCATCCGGATGGTGTTCTCCATCAGGATCGGCACGTGCGCGTTGGCGAGCTTGTCGAAGGGCGGGTCTTTCGGATCGAGGATGCCCGAGAAGAGCTTCCAGACGTCGGCGTTGTTCTTCCTGAACTTCTCGGTCGCCTCCCAGGCGTTCTGGAAGTCGGTGAGGCACTTCTGGCCGATGCGCTTGAGCGCGGCGCGCCCCTCGGGATGCGCCTTGAACTCCTTGACGAGGTTCATCCCCTCGGGGTCGTATTCGAAGGGCTCGCCGGCGGGCATCTCCTGCCCGAGCGCCTGCAGGTTCGGCTGTTCCTCGTCGCCCGGCGCGTCGAGGCCCTCACGGGTGTCGGCGTCACGCGGCATCGTCGGGCTCCAGGTGCGCGGCGAGCTCGCGCTCGAGCGCCATCCAGTCGGGAAAGAGCGAAAGCGACGTCGTGCGCGGCGGCGACAGCGGCGCGGTCTCGCCCGTCTCCGGGTCGACCAGCGGAGGATCGGGCGCCCTCGGTGTGACAGATTCTGTCATATCAGCTCCCGTACCCGAATCCGCTCGCTTTGGGCAGAGGCTCGTCGGCGTTGTCGTTGTCGGCCCTGTCGAACTCGTGCAGTTCCATGACGATGCTCCCTCGCCCGCGGCTCGCGCGCGCGGCTCCGTAGGCGACGATGTCGAACCAATGTTTCAGCGGGCTCTTCTTGTCGGGGATGAGCGAGTCGTTCTCGTCCACCTTGATGCTCGCCAGCATCTCGCGCGTCTTCTTGCAGTTCTCGAAGACCATGAGCGCCGGCGGGCGCTTGTCGTCGTAGTCGCGCAGGCGCTCGGCGACGCGCTCGGCGTTGCGCTGGATCGAGGCCTTGTCGGCGGGCTCCCAGAAGATGCCGTGATCGGCGAAGACCGCCGCCTTGCTCTTGCCGCTGTCGCCGCGCTCCTCCCAGAGCTGCGTGTCGGCAACCGACGAGAGTAGCCGGCTCTTGTTCTCGCGCTTGTCCCAGAATCCGAAGTTCCGCTCGATCTCCTCGATGCGTTTGGCGACCTCCACGTCTTTCATCAGACGGAAGTTGAACTCGTAGAAGAGATAGAGGTTTTCGTCGGGGTCGAGCGCGAACCAACCGCACGTGCCGTGCGTCTTGTAGCCCCAGTCCATCACGCGGAACTTGGGCCAGTCGCGCGGGATCTTGAACGGCGTGATGATGTGGACGCCCGGGTTGTAGTCGTCCTCGAAGTAGCCGCCCTCGACGCTGTCCCAGTCGCCGTAGAGGTAGCGCGCACGCATGTGCGCGGGTTTGCTCAGCAGCTTGAACTTGTAGTCGCGAACGAAGCCCTTGTCGGGGTTGTCGTCGAGCGTTGCGGGGAGAAACAGCTGCGTCTTCCATTCCCACTCCCCCGTGAGCGGATCGAGCACCTTGCGCTTGAGGATGACGTTGCCCTTGCGCTCGGGAGTGACGAAGGTGTCCTTGAGCCAGCCCGGCGCGGGGTTGCTCATCAGCCTCGTGCGCTTCAGGTGCTTGAGCACGGGGTCGGCGGTGCGCACGCGACCGTCGAGCTCCTCGTATTGCTTCTCCTCGAACTGAAAGGCCTCGTCGAGCGAGAGGTGGGTGTACTGCTTCGAGAGGTAGTCCTCGTGGCTGTTGCTCTCGCGGCAGTGACCGAACGTGTACTTGTAGCCGGAGGAGAACTCCCAGCGGTGGAGCTCCTTCGAGTAGCTCGCGTGCGGGTCGAACTGCTTGAACATGCGCATCGAGCGGTCGATGGTCTCCTGCAGCTGCGGCATGGTGCGGCGCATGTGCAGCGCGTGACCTTCACTCTCGCCCTGTCGAATCGGGTGCTTTTTGCAGAGGTCCGCGAGCCACTCGGGGAACTGATCGAGCAGCTGCCCCGTCATGCGCGCGTGCTCGACGATGGCCTGCGTGACGATGGGGTCCCAGAGCAGGGTCAGGCTCTTGCCGGGTCCCGCCGCTCCTCCGCCGAGCACCTGATCGCAGGTCGTCTCGTGGTACTTCGCGCTCCACGGACTCGGCTGGTAGAGCGAGCGATCCACCTCACCCTCGCTTTTCGAGATACTCGATGATGAGCGTCGCGAGCCCGAGGTCGTGGTAGGGCTCCTCGCGCTTGTAGCCCCACTCCCACCACTTCGTCGGCTCGTTCTTGTCGATCGAGCGCAGCAGCTGGTCGGTGAAGCTCGCGATGGTCAGGATCTCGTCGGCGCGCAGCTTCTTCGGCAGCGGCGCCACGGGCTCCCACGGTTCGCGCTTGGGAGCGATGCGCTGCTCGCCGCGGTCGAAGTAGACGACGCGCAGCTCCTGCAGGTCGTAGCCAGGCACGGCGACGAGCTGGACGGTGCCCCGCATCCCGTCATCCACCCGCACCATCTGCTGCCCGGCGACGAGCATCAGCGCTCCTCTAGACCCTCGAGGACTTCGAGGCAGATCGCGTCGAGACGACGACGCATCGACTTGCCTATCTGGCGAGCGGCGGCGATGACCTTCCGGCACTGCTCGCAGGGGCACTCTCGCGCCGGCACGCGGTCGGCGATGCAGAGGGCGGGTATCATTCGACCTCCTTGCTCGGATATTCGGGCGCTCCGGGCATGCCGGCGCTGGTGGGCGCGGGCAGAGCGATTTTGGCGTTCACCTCGCGGGGCCCGATCTGCGCCGATTGCATGCGGCGCGCCCTCGAGATGCCGGCGACGAGCTGGACAGCGTACTTCGGGCCCGAAGGACCGAGCGATTGGGGAAGCCAGCCCGCTTTTGCGACCGCGAGACGCTTTTTTGCGGCGTCTGCCCCGAAACGGGTCACCCACTCCTCGGGGGGCTCCTGCTGATCGGGCGTCACGTGACAGAAATCCAGGGTCGCGTGGAGGATTCCGGCGGCCGTTTGGTAGATTTCGTCTTCGATTTCGAGCATCCGGGTGAGGCGAGCCTCTTTCTCGGCCTGCCCGTGCATCTCGCGCAGCATCGGCGTCGGGTAGAACGTCATGCGAGACCAATATGGCACGCCATCCGGCCAGTGACGAACGTTCAGTATTGCCTCCTCCCACCAAGGCCACGAAAGGAGAGCGGTTTTACGTGAAGGAGATCGCTCTCTTCCTGCGGGTGAGCCAGCATCGGGTGCTGGTTTTCCTCCGTGATCAGTCGATGTTGAGGGAGACGAGCCCGGGTCCCTGCCGACCCAGGGTGAGGTGGACGACGGCGCGCGGAGTGGGGCTCTGCATCGCGCACTTCCGGCATCTGCAGGGGCACCCGAAGGCGAAGCTGCGCAGGTGACACTGAACGGGTGTCACTTACGTATGGACTTCTCAGCGGCCGGGGCAGAAGATCAGTCCAGCGGAGCGACGCTGCGGAGACGGGAGCGCCAGACGGCATCGTAATCGCCGAAACCGCGGTGGTGTGCATCCAGGGTTCGTCTGTTCAGCTACACGCTGTGGACGAGATCCGGTAGTGGGGGCCGATGGGGATCAAGCGCTGGGCGCCTCTCGCGGGAAGCGACTTCGAGGAGGACGCGGAGGGGACGATGGTCGAGTTTGCCGACGTGGCTGGGCTCGTTCTGCTGGATAACGGGGCGCGCGGGGTGAAGTGCCCGTGCTGCTCGAAACAGCTCTCGCTCTGCGGAAAGCACGGGCTCTACGTGCGCGCCGACGAGAACCAGTGCCCGGCGTGCATGAGGGGCGAGTGATGCTGACCATCTGGGTCATCTACTACGGGGCGAAGAACCACCCGCCGGGCAAGTGGGTGGTGCGTGCGCAGGACGCGGGCGTGTCGGAGTTCGAGTCGCCTGACCGCATTCGGCGGCATCAGGTGTTCTTCGAATGCGACTCGCTCGAAGAGGCGCGCGCCAAGGTGCCCGAGGGGCTCTACCGCATGGGGCGCCATCCGAAGGATGACCCGGTCATCGTGGAGACGTGGTTTTGAGCGACGAGGACGACGACGGATCGATGCCCACGGGCAAGGTGTTGCTTCAGTGCATCGGCGTGCTCGCGGGCGTGCTGTTCCTCGGCTACGTCCTGGTGCTGGTGGGCGCATGGGCGATTGGAGGGGGCTGGTGAGGTTTCGTAACCGGTTCAAGTGCGAGCAGCTGAGCGTCCGCCTCTGCGAGGCCTGCGGCGGTCGGATTGCGGTGTCCATCGCCGATGGGCGCGAGTCGCAGATCCACGAGTTCCCGCTATGCGAGCCGTTCAAGGCTTGGGTGGCCATGGTGAGCGCGCTGCCGGACGGCAAAGCACACGACCTCGTCGCGGTGATGGTGGACGATGCCGAGACGCTGGGGAACCCGGAGCTCCACGAGTTCGACGGGGAGCCGCAATGAAGATCAACCTGAATGCGCGGGTACGGGTGACGCTGACGCCGGCAGGCGTGGCGCGGATACTCGCCCGGGATGTGACGGCGCTGCCGAAGACAATCCTCTTCGATCGCGGCGTGTGGGAGACTCAGCTCTGGGAGCTGATGGTGGCACTCGGGCCAACCATCTACGCCGGCGGTCCGCTGCTCGTCGTCGACAACGCCGTCGAGGTGCTGGCGGAGACCGAGTGATGGTGGAGTGGATTACGGCGCACCCGTGGCTCACGTTCATCGGCTGGTGCTGGGCGTGGTGGTGCCTGCCTCCGCTGGTGACGGTGCGCCCGTACACAGCGGACGAGAAGAAGCGCCGGGGGCTGGAGTGAGCAACGCGAAGCGCCGGCATCGGCGCCGGTGGCGGCGAGCTCACGACCGCACCTACGCGCTCTGGAAGGCGAAGATGGAGAAGCTCGGGCTCTGGGGCTTCGACCGCTGCGCGACGTGGACGACGGAGAACGGCAACCGGGTTCACGTGCTGCGCGGGGGCTTCGGGTACTTCTGATGGCGCCCCCGATGCAGTACCTGACGAGCGAGCTCGCGCGGGCACTGCGGGTGGCCCCGTCGATGCGGGCGGCAGCGTATCTGCTTGGGATGAGCCTCGGTGCTCTGCGGAAGCGGGCGCTCAAGGACCGCGGCCTGCGCCCGTTGGCGCTCGCGTGCATCGAGCGGGGGAAGCTCGTGACGAATCCCGGCCGTCGGGGTCCCAAACTGGTGTGAGATAAATACGGGCTGGAGGGTGGTGATGACGGAGCTCGAGATTCTGCACGGCTGGCGACGGTCGCTTCTGCGTAGCAGAAGGCTCGGGCTGCCCGACTGGAGTGAGCAGGAGCTGGCCTACGTTCGCCGGCGCATCGACGAGCTGGAGCTGCTGGATCTGGGGCTCGCCTGGTGGCGCAATCAGCTGCTGTTTCGGATGAGGGTGCGCGTGTTCGATCTGGCGGTGGCGGAGGCGCGCCGGCTGCTCAGGTCCGGTCTGGTTTGAGTAAAAATACGGGCTGGGGGTGTTCGCCCCGCGTCTGGTGGGGGTGGGGGGCCAGGGGGTACCCGGTCCACTGAACACCTGAGGAGCTGCAGCCGCGCGTTCAGGTGTCGCGCGTTCAGTGGTGGATGAGCAGCTGAACGGAAAGCACTGAACACTCGAGGAGCTGCACCAAGTGAGCAGTGTCAGGCGGCACTGAACGGCTGAGGAGCTGCACACTCTGAGCAGTGGTCGGTGTGTCAAAATGGCGAGCAAAGTGCACCCCCGGGCTCGATAGCGGGTGCTGGGCACCTGGTTCTGTGGGAGGATGAGAGGGTCGGGAGCCTCGATCGCACTGGTTTCACCCCCGATTGAGCTCCGGCTCCACCATACCGTTCAGCCATCCAACCAAGGTTACAGCCCATGTCTTTCCAGTATCAGGACACCGTCTCTGGCACCCGCCGCATTCGTGGCACCGACCTTTTCACCCGCGTTCGTTGCTCGCCAGCCGGCACGTTCGGCGAGGTCTGTCGCACCGTCACCGAAACGTGGGGGCGCGAGGGTGACAGGTTCAACCCGCCTCGCCAGGTCACCGTGGACAAGGTCCTTGCAACGACCGAGCGCTTTCCGCCCTACCACACCGACGGCTGTAACCGCGCCGTTGAGGCGCTGGCATTGCGCGTCGCTGGCCTCGAGCGCGCTCCGTTCGCCACGTGGGCTGACTTGCTCGCCCACGTCAAGGCGGGTGGCGAGGTCTGCTACGGGGCGCCGTTCGACAGCTCGCCCACGCTGGTGACGATCGACCGTGTCTACAAGAATGGCAAGCTCCGGATTGCCAAGCCTTCACGCGACGTGGATGCGTTCACCGCCGACGAGGGCCACTTGCCCCGCTTCACTCGCATCGCCCCCAAAGCCGTCTGACAGTCCGGCATGCCCCGTTACCCGCAAGGGTAGCGAGGCATACCGGGCACTTCAGCCCGCCACAGAGGTTACAACCGTGAAAGCATATGATGTCGTTGGGTACGCAATCGAGGGCGCGTTCTATTGCACCGAGCACGCGCAAGTGGATGAGGGCGACACCGATTGCGGGCACGCCACGCCCGTCTTTGCAGGGGACGAGGGCGCAGACGATATGACGTGTGACGGTTGCGTCGCGGACGCGGTCGCCGCACGCCAGCCGCGCTACCTCGATGAGACTCGCGTCACGGCGCTACGCGAAACGCCTATCCCTCGACACAAGGGCCGCCGAGATGGCTACGGCACGCTGGTGCCGGGCGCGTTCATGCTCCAGATTGATGGCAAGCGCTGGTATCGCGTGCGCACCACTTGCTGGAGCAACGCGGGCACGGACTTCGTTCGCATCGACGGGCACCAGCATATTCTCCCCACCGGGTGGCTCATTCGCTGGGGACAGCATGAACTCGCACAGGCTCGCTTGCGCGGTATGGGCGCGGCCGTCTGAAGTCCCGTTCGGGCTCGCGCGCAAGCGCGGTCCCGTGCGGCACTTCAGCCGACACAACCCACAGAGTTACAATGACCCGTTTCATCGCAGGTATCGCCGTTACCATCGCCGTCCAATTGCTCGGGTGGCCTCGCATTGAAGCCGCTTTCAAAGCAATGGGCGCACACACGCAGGCCGCCTACAGCATCGCGGAAGACAAGCTGCGAGCCACGGAGGTGGCCAAGTGAAGCGCGTAGAGGTCGCAGTGAGCGTCGACGGCCCGATCGGCGGCCGTGTCTGTCGCCTCATCACGGTGGAGAAGTCTGACGACCCCGCCGAAACCAACCGACGCGCTGTCGTGCTGGCCGAGCGCTACGGGTACACGAACGTCCGCCTGTTTCTCGATGAGGTGACCGAACCGGTCAAGCCGTGACCGCCCTTCCGCGCCTCACTCTCGGGTCTGGCGCGGGGATGACGGCCACCGGCCACAACCAAGGAAACCGAACATGAGCCTGGAAACCTTCGAACGCCTCTGCTCTGAGACCGTCCGCTTCGATTGCACGTCGCTCGGACTGCAGACGGACCAAACCGTCAAGCCTGCGTGGGCACACGAGGCCTACCAGGTGACGATCGCACGCGGCGACGAGTCCTATTCCACGACCTATCGCCAAGGCACGGGGCACACGCACGCGCCCACCATCTCGCAGGTCCTGTCGTGCCTGCTCTCGGACGCGCGCGCCGCAAACGAGCACTCCACTTTCGAGTCGTTCTGCAGCGAGTTTGGCTACGACGAAGATTCCTGGACCGCCGAGCGCGTCTACCGCGCCTGCCAGGAATGCTCGGCCGCGCTCCGGCGCATCTTGGGCGAGGATTACGACCGGCTCGATGCGGCCGCCATCGAGGCAGGCGTCTGACATGGCCCTTCTCCCCCGCATACTGGGATTCGTCATCATGATCGGCGTGCCGCTCGCCCTCATCTGGCTCGGCTCGTGCTGTCCGGCGCCGACCCCTGCCAAGCGGCCCCAGGCGCCCCAGGACGCGTCCAGCGACCGGGAGTGGCTCCTGGCTCCCTTCCAGCTCTTGGCGGGCTTGGCGGGCCTGTGCTGGTGCCTCATCGGCGTGGCCGCGTTCCTGTCGCCGCTCCTGGCCCTGGCTTGGCTGGTGGCGCGATGAGACGCGCGGCCGTGGGCGCCTCACCCCGCCAAGAGGACGTGCTGGCGGTCGTGCGCGAGCTGGCGGCCGCTGGCGAGCAACCCTCGAGCTACGCCGTCGCGGAGCGGCTCGGGATTGCCCGCCAGGTGGCGCACCGCCACTTGCTCGCCCTCGAGCGGAAGGGCCTCGTCCGCGACGTCCCCAAGACGGTCCGGAGCGGGCGCTGGAGCGTCACCTGAGCGGCCTTGCTCCAGGCGACCGTGGGCCGGCTCCACCTGAGCCGCGAGCGTATCGCCCAGAGCGAGGCCCCGAAGGGCCGCCCGTCAGAACGGGATATCGTCGTCGTCTACCGCGTCGAACTCTTCTGTCTGGGGGCCGCCGCTGCCGCTCTTGGCGGGTCGCGCCCCGCTGCCGCCGCTGCCGCTGCCCGAGAGGATGACGTTTGAGGCGACGACCTCCGTCCGGTAGCGCTTCTCGCCGTCCTTCTCGTAGCTACTCGTTCGCAGCCCGCCCTCGATGAACAGCCGATCGCCCTTGCGGACGATCTTCGAGAGGCCCTCCGCGCGCTTGCCCCAGACGACCACGTTGTGCCACTCGGTGCGCTCTTGGCGCTCCTTGCTCTTGTCGAGGTAGCTCTCCGTGGTCGCCAGGCGCAGTTTGAGGACGGCTTGCCCGCCTCCCGTCATTCGTAGCTCGGGGTCAGCGCCGAGGTTTCCGAGCAGCAGCACGCGATTCAAGCCGTCCATTCTTTCCTTTCAGGCCGCTTCCGGGGGTGGGGGAATGAAAGCGGCTCGTCTTGCCAGAGGCGCATGGTCGCCGCTGGGCTCGCGAACCTACCACAGAGCACGCATTGTGGTGGTTCCCGCTCGAGAGCGAGCGGCGCGGACGGGCGCGGCCCCACGGGCCCCGTGCCGGGCCCATGGATCGTCCGCTGACAGTCGAGACAGATGGGACGCTCTCGCCAGATCACGGGGCCCTCAGCATGCGCACCGGAAGAACCGTTCCTGTTTATCCGCGGGCGCGCGCTTGCCGGTGACGAGCTCGTAGCTGCGCCAGATCCTCTCCATGTCGATCATCCCGTAATCGATATCGGTCCCGAAGCAGAGCCCGTCGCCGCCCTCGAGATGGTCATCCGCGCCGGCGATAAGCTCCTCGAGACTGACCTCGTGTCGCGCGGCGACCTGCGCGAGATAGGCGACGGCCCGCGCCTTCGCGGCGTCCATGTCGACGGGCGCCGCCTCGCCCGTCACGGGCTCGTCGGGGAAGGCTGGGTGACTCCACACGTGGCGCAGACTCTGGATCGTGCGCGGATAGAGGACGAGCCAGAAGCGCTCGCCCTCGCAGGGCCCCTCCCGTAGGAATGGATCAACGATGCCCACGCCGCGCCCCGTCGCCGCGGGCACGGCGACGCCGTCGCGAACGATGACGTGGGAGCCCGGCTCGAGCTCACACGCTGCTCGGGCGGGTATCACGGCAAGGTGGATCGCGTCGCGCTTCTCCTCTCGCGCGTGGATCATGCCGAGGGTTTCGAGCGCGTCGGTCGATACGCTCCGCTTGTCTGCTCTCATGAGCCTGCCTCTCTGTCGAGAGCGTCCGCGGTCTCGCGCAGCTGCTCGGCGAGAGCTCGGGCAACCTCCGGTTGCTTGTCGTCGAACGTGAACACCCCGCCTGTTCTGAGCACGAGTTCGCCCGCGAGGTCGTTGCGCTGCGCCATCACGCAGCCGATCAGGACCACGCCTCGAAACGGCGTGACAGCCGCCGCGGGCGGCCCGGAGCGCTCGCGGTCGCCCCAGTAGAGCTCGTTGGCGTGCTTCTGGAGTTCCTCCCACGGTTTGGCATCGGGAGCCTTGCGCGCGTCCTTCGGCAAGCGCAGCGTCATGGCGCCCCCTCGATGTCTGCGCCGGGGCAGCCATACTCGACGCAGCCGACGAGCGGACAGAGGGCGCCGTGCGCTCCGGCGACGAGCTTTGGATCCATCATCAGCCGCCCCGCGAGATTCACGGCTGCCCCCCACGTGTTGCCCGAGTGGTCGCCGAGTTTCAGGGATGGGATGGTCGCCGCCTGCTCGCTCGGTGGCTTGTCGGCAAACGCCCGCAGCGCTTCGATGTCGGCGCCGAAGTGGGCCGCGAGCTTCGCCGCTTCTTCGCACACGAACAGCTCGTATGACTCGAAGTCGCGCCGCCAGTTCGGGTTGCGTGACTCGAAGCGGGCGCACCGCTCGCGCAGTGCCTCGGGCAGCGCCGCTCGACGCGCGTCCCTGTCGCTGCGATCGCGCTCCGCCTGCTCGGCACGCTTACTCTCCTCGCCCGCGACCCATTGCGCGTGCCGCTCCGCCTCTTGCTCCTCGGTCAAGTACTTGTAGACGCGGCCCTCGATGATGATGCCGCGCACCACGTAGCCGAAGCCCTTGCCGTAGAGGCGCGCGGTCTCGCCCACCGTGGGCGCCGCCGAGCACTGGTCGCTCGGGCAGAATAGACTCGACCCGTCCAAGCCGAGCGTCCAGCCCTGCTCGCCCGGCGTGACCGCGGTGAGCCGATGCTCGATGTACTGCGAGTCGGTGTCCCAGCTCACGATAGCCTCTCGTTCAGCGCGGTCCTGAGCCGCATGCGCTGCGACTTGGTGAGGCCCGCCTTCGCTCGCTCACAGAGCTCGATGATATCGAGCACGAGGTCGAGCCCGTCGAGCTTGGGGGGCGCGAGATGCTCGGCAATGGCCGCGTCCACGCGCCGCCCTGCGCCGTTGCTCGCGCGCTTCTTGGCGGGCACGGCGGGCTTCTGCTTGCGCGCCTTGAGCACCCATTGGCGCACCGACAGTGGGCTGCTCCCAATCTCCTTGCCGACCTTGGCCAGCGCCTTCTTCAGCTGCTCGCCGGCGCCCACGAGCGCCTCCACGCGTGCGACGGCGACGCTCTTGGTTTCGGCGTTCGCAAACTTGCGCCCCTTCTTGCTGCCAGCCATCTCAGCGGGCTCCTTGGGCGGCTCGGGCGCGCTGCGCAGCGTGGGCTCGGCCTTCTGCGGCGGCGGCGCGTTCTCCACGAACGCCCGATCGGGCTCGGCGCTGCTCGGGGGCGACGGCTCGGGTGGGCGCGGCGAGACGATGCGCCGGCGAGTCGTCGGTGGCGACGGCCTTCCGTAGCCGGTCATGGGTGGGATGAATTGGCCATTCGAGATTGACATTCACGTTCGGGTCCTTGCGATGGGTGGGGGTTAGGAGAAAAGGGTTCGCAGCCGCTCGGCGGTGTCGACGTCGAGCCGAGCGATGTGCAGGCTGACGAGCGGGAGCGGCGCGAGCATGTGAGCGGTGTAGATGATGCGGAGCCAGAGCTTATTCATGTAGGCGGGTCCTCCGGCGTGGGAGTATCACCCTCGGCTGGGGACAATGACAAGTCGCTGCCGAGTTCGTCGAGCATTCCCTTGGCGACGATGGCCCACGCGAAAGCCTCGGTGATGCCCTCGCGCCCGGCGGCGCCGATGACGCCGCGGGCTTCGAGCTCTTCGAGAAGCGAAGCGAATCGCTCGACGTGCGGGTAGTTGTCGTGCCCGACGGCGGTGCGCAGCACGGCGCGCTCGACATTCATCGGGGCCACTCCGCGCAGCCCGAGGAGTAGACGGTCGCATCCTGGATATACCCGTCGCCGGCAACGTCTCGACCCCACTGCGCCTCGAGCATGTCGGCCTGTTTGCGCAGCACCTGCACGATCTGCGGGATGATGGGGCCCGCTAGATCCTTGTCGACGATTGTTGCGGTCGCTCCCGGCGCATAGTAGCTGCCATTCGCGGCCTCGACGGCGCGCGTGAGGCTGATAACGACCGAGTCCCATCCGTCCATCTGCAGCAGGGACGCGACCTGCTTGATGATCTGCTGCGCGCGCAGGCAGGTCTGCTCGACGATCGGGGGCTCGGGCTCGTCTTCACTCGGGGTTGTCATCTTCGGGTCCTTTCGGTGGCTCGCCGAGCGGGTATCGCCCGGTCTGTTTCTTCTGCAGTTCTTCGGTGTCGACGAGTTCTTCTTCCCAGTCGACGGCGTTTAGCGTTGGGGCGCGTGGAGGCAGCGGCGGCGGCACGAGGGCGCGCTCCGTGGGCTCGGCAGCATAGGGGCGCTGCAGCTCCTTCGCCCACGTGGCCTTGCGGTCTTTATCGAGATTGCCGACGCGCACGTCGAGCATCTCGAGCCACTCGTCGTGCCGCTCGAGGCGGCGACCGAGCATGTTGATGGCGAGCACGAGCGCCGCGAGCAGCGCCGCGAGCGCGAAGAAGGGCGCGAACGCTTCGATGAAGGGGCCGAGGTGGGACACGCCGTCATTATATACTCGGCTTGCCGTTGACCTGGTATTCGCTCCGGAAGTCGGGCAATCCGTCGGGCCCCGAGAACAGGTGGAGCACATGCGGGTGATCGTTGACGTACTCGGCGCGCGGAGGCAGCACGAGCAGAGCTTTCTCGTCGCCGAGGAAGAGCTCTTTCATGTGCGCGAGCTCCGCCCATGACGGCACCCGCGGCGGTCGGACGCAGCTCACCGACAGGTGACGCCAGAGTTTCGTCGAGCCGTCGGGATAGAGATGTGGCTCTACCTCGATGATGGCGATGAACGAACAGCCATGGTGACGCACGGTGTAGCGCAGCCCCTGCGACCACTTGGTGCAGTCGAGCACGTTCGCGGTTTCGAGCCGCCCAGCGAGCGCCTCGAAGAAGGCGTCGTCGGTCACCTCTTCGGAGGTGAAGCGCGGTTTCACGACAGCGGCTCCTGCTCGTAGGGGTTGTTGGGCAGGACGCCGCCGGCCTCGATCTGCGCCTGGCGCGCGATGGTGAAGAAGGCGATGCCCATCGTGATGGCGTCGTAGGGCAGGTGGAAGTTGCCCGTGATGTACGCCTCGATGCCGCCCTTGATGATGCTCTCGTACTTGTCGCGGTCGTACGGAACGTCTTCCTCCATGCCCTCCCAGGTCTTCTCGATGGCGTGGAGCATGCGGCGGCCGAGCGCCTTGCGCTGGTCGGCGTTCACATCGGCCTCCGCTTGTCGAGCATCCCCATGATGGTGTCCTGAAGCGAGGGCTCGATGACGCCGATGACGCCGATGACGAGGCCCATGCGCTCGCCGGGCTGGACGAGCGCGAGTGCCTCGAGCATGGCGACGGTGGCGCGCAGACGCGCGATGTCGCCGGACAGGTCCTCCTTCTTCTTCGGGTCGCTCACAGGGCCTTCTTCCCTTTGGCGGTGAGTCTCGGGCGGATGACGGTGACGGGTTTCATGGTGAGGTAGCCTTTCTCTCGGAGCCTCTGGATGAGGCCGTAGGCGGCGTTGGGGCTCTTGCCGATGGCAGAAGCGAGTTCGCGGACGGTGGGGGGCTCGCCGCCTTTCTTGTCGGTCAGGCGGCGATAGACGACGAGGGCTTCTTCCTGGACGGTGGTGAGATTGCGGTTATCGGGCACGGGGGTCCTTTCTGACTCGGGGGGCCTGTGGACAAGTACCAGTTTACTGGTACAAGTACCAGTCATGCAATGCTGCGCCGCACCACCCACAACCACCGTCCATCCCCGTCCATCCCCGCAACTCCCACCCTACCCCCGCACCAAAATGAGGCAGGGCGCGACACGCACCCTATACACTTTCGTCACGCTCCGTCTACAAGTAGACGCACGTGGACGGGGCGCGTCGCTCCGTAGACGTTCCCGGCGCAGGGACGACGCCGGTGGTAAACCCGGTGGATTCACCGTGGAGGTGGGTATGAGCGACGAAACGGGGCGTGCGCGCCCAAAATACCTGAGGATGGGGCAGGCGGGTGTGGGGACGGGTGCGCCTGAAAACGACACCGCCCCGGCGTTCACGGTGACGCGGGCGGAGCTGCGGGGGCTCGTGCAGCAGGCGGTGCTCGAGGCGGGGGTGCTGGCGCGAGAGCCCACGCCGGCGCTGCTCGATCGGGAGGGCCTGGCGTTCGAGCTCGGTTGCAGCTCGGGCTTCGTCGACAAGTTGCGGCGCTCGGGCATGCCGTGCCTGCGCCTCGGGGACTCGCCCCGCTTCGAGCTCGAGGCGTGCCTGTCGTGGCTCCGAAAGGACGGTGCGGCGTGAGCGAGTGGGTGACGAAAACCGTGCGCGCCTACAACGTGCTCGCGGGCGACGTGGTCGACGTCTTCGACGCGAAGAAGCATCGGGCCGTGAAGCTCACCGTTCAGTGGGTCGACGACTCCGAAGAGCGCGGCGAGCCCGGCAAGGTCGACATCGGCTTCCGCCGCAAGACGTTCGGGTGGCGACTCGAGCGGCTGAAGCTGGTTCGGGTGCGAAGGCTGGTGAGGCGATGACCATCCAGCGCTGGGACCTGCTCGCCTCGATGGAGGAGATGCACGAGACCCCGGAGGGGGAGTTCGTGCGCTATGAGGACATGGTCGAGGAGTGCGGCCGCCTCGGCGAGGCGCACGGCGAGACGCTGCGCGAGCTCGCCAGCGTGCGCGAGCGCTACCAGGCAGAGGATGACGTGCTCGCCGCTGCCGAGGCGTGGCTTGTCAGCTGGCCCGAGCTCGACGACCTCGCGGAGGCTGGAAAGCTCGGCGGGGGCGAGGCTCGACTCTACCGAGCCGTCAAGGCGTTGCGGAAGGTGATGCGATGACCGAGCGCAGCAAGGGCGGCCGCCCCCGCACCGCAAAGCCCATCCGTACGAAGAGCGGGCACTCGGTGCGCGTGTGGGTCGAAGAGGAGGGCGAGTGGGTGCGCAAGCAAGTCCCGCTCGGGACGAAGAGCAAGGTGGTGGCGACCGCGCGCTCCAAACGCCTGCTCGCGGGGGAGGCGCCCGAGCTCGTCGCAGAGAAGAGCCGCTCGTTTGCAGAGCTGGCCGACGAGATCATCAAGGGCAAGGGGCTCAAGGACGAGAAGCGAGTGCTCCGGCGGCTCGAGCGCCACGCCTACCCCCTCATCGGCGGCATGCCGGTGACGGAGATCACGAGCGTGCACATTGGCGAAGTGCTCGAGGAGGTCGCCTCCGCGCGCGGGGGCTACACGGGCACGGTGCGCAACGTGCGCGACCACATCTCGGTCGTGCTCGGTGAGCTCGTCGAGCGGCGGGTGCTCGACATGAACGAAGCCCTGCGGATCAAGTTCAAGGCGAAGGGGGGCAAGCGCATCCGGCGCGTCCACCTGCCTCGCCCGGTGCTGACGGATGACGAGTTCGAGCGCCTGGTGGAGGGGCTCGTGGGCGAAATCGACCGGGGCGGAGCCAAGGGGCGGCGGGCGTTCGAGCTGCTCATCCTGTGTCTGGGCGCCCGCATCTTCGGGATGCGCACGAGCGATCTGCACGCCTGGATCTGGGAGATGATCGACACGGCTTCGTTCGCGGACGCGTACGTGCCCCGGCCGAAGACGGAAAGCCACCTGCTCGACGACGCCGAAGGCGAGGCCCTCTTCGAGGCGTGGCGGGACGAGCCCCGGAGCGCCTTGCCGGCGGCGTTCGGGCGCTGGCTCGAGGCGTGGTGGATCGCTGCCGGGCGCCCGGCGTCGGGGGCGGTGTTCGTGGCCCGCAAGGGCAAGCGCGCGGGGCAGCCCAAGAAGGGGCGCAACTACGTCGAGGTCCTGCGGGCGGCGCTCTGGCGCCTGGGCATCACCCGGCCGCAGCCCGGCTTCGAGAACGCGTGCGGCGACGACGAGCGCAAGGCGCTCTGCGAGCTACAGAGCGGCATCCCGAGGCGCCGGAGCCCGGTCGACTTTCATTCCTTCCGCCGGGCGGCGGCGACGGCGGCGGGCCGAGCGGCGGCGGCGGGCGAACTCAGCCTGCGGGCGGCGATGCTGCTGACGCACCACAGTAACCCGGCCATCTTCGCGAAGTACCAGGCGCGCGAGGACCGTATCGTGGTGCCGGAAAGTGCCGTTCCGAGAGTAATGGCAGCGCCGACGGCATTACTCCAGTCGGTTAATCACACGGCGCAGCCAAAAACGGCTGTCGTCAGAGACAAGGAGGTCGATGTGAAGAGTGCCCGTTCAACCCCAGAGGCTCGTGACCTAGTCGATTCCAGCGGTTTTTCCCACACGGCAGAGGACCCGATTCACGCCGTAACACCCCGTTCGACCACAGAACGGCAAAACTCGCTGCCATTACCCGAGACCCTCGGCGAGGCCCTCAACCTCGCCATGAACCTCGCCCTGAAGGAGGACGACATCGTCTCTGCCAAGGCGCTACTCGCCATCGTCGAGCGACGTCGCGCTACCCCACCCGACAACGTCGCCACCCTCGACCCGGCGCGCAGGAGGCGGTCATGAGCGAGCACGGGGACCGTCTCGAGTGGGAGGCGCGCGTGGGCGAGCAGGACGCCCCGAGCTACCCCGACGACGTCGTCGCCGTCATGCGCGACACCATCACGGCGCAGCGCGAGGCGCTCGCCGCCAAGAACCAAGTCATCGCTGGCCTGCAAGCGCATCTCGAGGCGTGTAACCGAACCCTCGAGGAGGGCGCCCAGACCATGACCCTGGCGAAGGTCATCGTCGGCAGCGACCGCGAGCGGCGCGAGAAGATCGCCCACCTCGAGGCCTGCAACGACCAGCTCCGTATTGCCGAGGCGGAGCTCCGCCGAGAGCTGGCCCGGGTCAGGAGCATCAGCGCCGTGCCCCAGCCCGGCTGCTCCTGCCCCCATTGCTCCGAGATGAGGGAGCTCGTCCGCATGGAGGCGGCCACGTGAGCACCGCGCACGACTGGCTGCGGCGCGACGGGATGACCGTGCGCCAGATCGCCGCCGAGCTCCGCATCTCCCCCAACCGGGTCAAGCAGCTCGAGCACCGAGCCATCCAGAAGATCCGCGAGAACCCGTGGCTGCTCCGCCGGCTCTTCCCATTCGTCGACTTCGACTGCGACCTGCTCCCCCAGCCCCAGGAGAGGGCTCACCGATGAGGCATCCCTACACCCCCGTCTTCCGCGACTTCCTCACGAGCAGCATGTGGGCAACCGACCCGGCTACCCGCTGCGTCTGGATCTGGTTCCTGCTCATGGCCGACCCCGAGGGCTTCGTCGTCGGCACCGTGCCCGGCGTCGCCCAGCAGGCAGGCGTCACGCTCGAGCAAGCCAAGGTCGCCATCGCGCTGCTCGAGAGCCCCGACCCCTACTCTTCGACGCCCGACTTCGAAGGTCGTCGCATCGTCAAAGCCGAGCGCGGCTGGCACATCGTCAACTTCGTCGCGCACCGCGAGCGCGCCAAGCGCGAGGCCGAGCTCGCCCGCAAGCGGCGCTGGGCAGAAGCAAACCGCGGCAAGCCGAAGCAACTGCCACTGCCATTCCCCGAGGAGACCGACGCCATCCGTCTACACGTAGACGCGAGTAGCGAAACCTTAGACGCACAGAAACCTAAACCTAAACAGAAACCCTCTCCGGAAGTAGTTGTTACAACCGCGCGCGAGGGCTTCGATACCGAAGAGCTGCCGGTCATCCCCGTGCGGCGCGCCTTCCACGACCTCGACGGCATGGACGAGACGGGGCTCGAAGACGAGGCGGTCGTCGCCGGCATGAGCCGGGAGTGGTTCCGAGAGCGGCTCAAGAGCGCGCGCAACCTCGCCACCATCGGCGGCCAGCAGGGCGTGCGCGATCAGCGCGAGTGGGTGCGGCAGCAGTTCGGCAACTGGAAGACCTGGGAGGAGACCAACCGCGCCAAGGATGCCCAACGCCAGGCCGCGCCGGCCCCGTCTAGGCGCTTTGGTTCGTCGCCGACGCCGGCGGACCCCTTCGAGCCCGACGCGCAGCAGGAGGCGTTTGCGCGCAAGCACGGCCTGCCCCTCGAGGAGCTGCTGAAAGGTGTGCTCGCTGACCACCCGCAGCCCTCGGCGTCGCTGTCGCGGCTCGATGTGCTCTCCGAGCGACTCACGGTCGCCGCCAAGCAGAAGCGCGCCGGCGTCGCCGTCACCGGCAAGCTCACGCGCGAGCAGGTTGCCCAGTGGGGTCCCTGCCCGGCGGGCGGCGCCATCCCTCGGGAGGTGGCGTGATGGCGGCCGTCGAAGCCTACCCGCTCGCATGGCCCGATGGGTGGCCGCGCACCCGGGCCCCCGCCGCGGGCTCCTACAAGGTCACGTTCCTGCAGGCGCGTGACCACCTCGCCAACCAGCTGAAGCTCGCGCGCGGCCGCGACGTCGTCATCAGCACGAACGTGCCGCTCCGCCGCGATGGGCTGCCGCTCGCGAACATGGCCGAGCCCAAGGACCCCGGCGTCGCCGCCTATTGGACCGACAAGAAGGGCAAGCCTCGGGTCTGCGCCTGCGATCATTGGCGCACGGTGCGCGAGAACCTGCGCGCCGTCGGGCTCACCATCGAAGCGCTCCGCAGTATCGAGCGCGCCGGGGCGAGCGAGCTGCTCGAGCGCGCCTTTTCCGGCTTCGCCCGCCTGCCCGAAACGACGTCGGACGCGTGGAGCGAACTCGGCCTGCCGCGGGGGACGAGCCGAGCCGAGGTCGAGGCCCGCTACCGAGAGCTCGCTCGAATCCACCACCCCGACCGTGGCGGCTCCGTCTCGCGGATGGCCGCCATCAATCGGGCCTACCACGAACTGAAGGGGGCCCCGTGATCGACTACGCCCAGCGCCGCCTCACCCGGACGCAAGAGCGGGTGCTGCTCTTCATCGCCAACTACATGAGCGAGCGCGGCTATGCGCCGACGACCCGCGACATCTGCGCGCACCTCGGCGCCGTCAGCCCGCACACGGCCCTCGGTCACCGCAAGGCGCTCGAGCGGAGGGGCCTGCTCGAGATGATTCGCTACAGGGGGCGGACTCTCCGACTCACCGCCAAGGGCAAGGAGCACGCGGCGACGCTGCGCGAAGAAGAGCGGGTGAGGAGGGCGGTCGGATGATACCCACAATCCGGATGCACCCGGTGCCCTGGAGCCTGTCGTTCCAGCACGCGAAGAAGGGCGACGTCTTCTTCGTCGTGCTCGATGGGCTGCGCTGGCCGCTCGAGCTCCGACAGAAGCCGCCGCGCGTGCGCCTGCTCGAAGACGGCAAGCGCCGCAGCGCGCCGGTCATCTGCGAGATACTCGACCCCTGGCCGAACGCGCCCGACTACTACCCGCCCGAATGGAAGCCTGGCGCCGGCCCCGCTCCCGTGGGCTCGCTCTATCACCACTGCCCCGTTCCGGGATATTAATCGACATGAGAGCGCCTGGCTTCACTGGTACAAGTACCAGTCCAATGGTACAAGTACCGGAGTGGATATGACCACGCACTACGCCCAGCACCGGGCCCGGCTGCAGTTTTCGAGGAAGCTCGAACAGCTACACTTCGAGCTCAGCGTCGAGAGCCCCCGGCGCGTGCTCGACTACCTCATCGACCATCTCGACGACCTGCTATCCCGGGTGGGAGACAACACCCTGCGCGACGCATTCGCCGAACAGCTGCGCGCCGCCAAGCTCTCC